GCCCAGGCAGGGGGCGGTAGAAGTCGTTGAGTCCACGCCACCCGGTGTCCGCACCCTCGGGCATCCCCTCGGAGTAGATCGACTCCATCTCCTGAGAGAAGTCGTCCACCGTCAGCACGCCCTCGATCGGGTACGGCTGAGCATCGAGGATCGCCTGCCGCACCGCATCTGCGCCGTGCTTGAGCAGGGTCTCGTTGGCGTCCTTGCAGCCATCCGGCCACATGACACGGGAGCAACGCTCCTTGCCCAGGCGTCGGCTCAGCTCTTCCTCGAGCTTGCGTCCTGGCTCGTCGCTGTCTACGGCGATGATGAATCGCTCGACCTGATCCAGGTTCTCGTCGTTGAGGAACTCGAACTTGTGGTCGAACGTCTTGGCGGTAGGTGCGGGTGCGCCATCGGGCACAGACACCACGTTGTCCATGCCGCATTGCGCCACGGTCAACGCATCCATCTCCCCTTCCACGATGATCGTCTCGCGCACGGAGATGTGGTCGTACCGGTAGAACACCTTCTCGCAGCCAGAGACCTGGCGGAAGTTCTTGGCGTTGTCCCGGTACTTGAAGTTCACCAGCTCGCCGTGCTTGTAGTACGGGAAGGCGATCGCCGTGACGTGGCGCTCCACCTGGGGCATCCACACGTTCTCCATGCAGACGCCTTCGGCTTCCAGCGTTTCCACGCTGATGCCTCGTTGCTCAAAGAATTCGATTGCCTTCGAACTGAGCGGGAGCTGCTGCTCCTGTTCGGGCTTGTTGTACATCTCGCTCCTTGTGAATGTTGGTTGGGTTCGTTCGCCACCCTTGATGAACCCGCTCCATCCGCAGTGCCAGCAGTGCCAGCACCCCTTGATGGTGTTCACGTTCAGGCAGGGGTAGTTCTTCTTCTTCCGAGTGGGACTGCACTGTGGGCAGGTGGTCTTCACCTCTTCGCCCCGATGCGGCCCGACATCTATGCCGTAGTCGCTAAAGCTCTCCATCTCTGCGCGTAGTTGTTTGTTGAGTACAAAGGGTCTTCATTTTGTCCATGCGACTGGTAGATCACATGTACGCATTTCCCTATTGACGCGCCCCAAAACGGTACGGAATATCCCGCCGCTGTCGTGAGTGCTTAAGGGGTGAAACAAGTGTCTCCGAAGTTGTCGTTGATCTCTCACAACCGTTCGAAAGACCCTGCATTTCACTGGGATTTATAAAGAACCGTACAGTCTTCACCACTACGCAACATTGCGTGGATCGTCGAAACAAGGAGCTGAACTTATGACGAAAGACGCTGGCGCATCAAGTGCGCCGAAGGTGTACGCCGCCATCGCGGCGGTGACACATGAGATGTCCAAGGAGGGCATCTCGAAGGATCGGAAGAACGAGTCGCAGGGCTACGCCTTCCGTGGCATCGATGATGTCTACGGTGCTCTCTCCCCTCTGCTGTCGAAGCACAAGCTGTGTGTGCTGCCTCGAGTCACGCAGCGGGAAGTGGTCGAGCGTCAGAACGCCCGTGGCAACGCGCTGTTCTACACGACGCTGACCGTGGAGTTCGACTTCGTGTCTGCCGAGGACGGATCCAAGCACACCGTAGTTACGGTTGGTGAGGCGATGGACTCAGGCGACAAGTCGTGCAACAAGGCAATGAGTGCCGCCTACAAGTACGCTTGTTTCCAAGCCTTCTGCATCCCGACCGAGGGTGACAACGATGCCGACGCTTCGACGCACGTCGTTGCACCGAAGGCAGCACCTGCTCCTGCGCCTGCGCCCAAGGCCGCAGCTCCCGCCCCAAAGCCGGTTCCTGAGCGCGTGACCAAGGCCCCTGCACCGGGACCGACGATCACTGCCGCTCAGGTTGACGACCTCAAGGCTTTCTCTGACACAGCGAACGTGCCTCTTGCATCGATCTGCAAGAAGTATTCGATCGCAACGATCGATCTCCTGCCTGCCGGGGAGTTCGACGGTGTAGTGGCGCGACTGAAAGAAATCATCGCAACCCACGATCAGGCAGCAACCACCAACTGAAGCAACTCTAAGGAATAGGAATCGCAAATGTCCGCCACCTACAACAACCAGATCGAGATCGTCGTCTTCGACAACAACCGGGCTACCCACCCGAAGGCTCCGCAGAAGACCGGTGTCGTCACCTTCCCCGATGGCAGCAAGTACGAAGTGGCCTTGTGGCAACGCAAGGGCAAGTCCGGTACGGAGTTCCTGGCGGGGACGCTCAAGCCGCAGACCGACCGCATGAGCGGCGGCTCCTCCAACGATCGTGTCAACGTGGACTTCTGACCATGAGCGAGATCGTCACAGTCACCGAAGACATGCTCAAGGCCAAGATCAAGCGGGAGTCCTACTACCAGCCCGAGGGCACCACCCTGACGGTGTGTGTGCTCGAGCTGCACAACGGATTCCTGATGGTCGGCAAGTCGGCCTGCATCTCCCCGTCGTTCTTCGACGCGGACAAGGGAAAGCAGATCGCCAAGCAAGACGCCATCGACCGCATGTGGGAACTGGAGGGCTACTACCAGAAGGAAGCCGCCTGGTCTCGCAAGCAGCGTGCGATGGAACTGGAAGAAGCGGAGGACTGAGATGTACCTCTCCAATCTGAAAGGCTTGCCAGACGCCTTCGTGGCAGCGGTAGCAAACGACCCGTACCAGAGTGGCGGAGACATCTCCGTCACCAAGCTGATCGATGCGCCTCAGAAGCGAGTCCTGTACGCCAAGTACAAGGAGTTCGTGGTCGAGGACGTGTCGCAGCGGGTATGGGCGCTGATGGGTCAGGCAGTACACGCAGTGCTGGAACGGGCGCAGACCACCGCTATGGTGGAGCAGCGCCTGTACATGGACATCAACGGCTGGTCTGTCTCAGGTCAGTTCGATCGACTGCACCTGGACGACAAGTGCCTTCAGGATTGGAAGGTCTGCTCGACCTACAAGTCGGAGGGCGACGTAGCCTGGGAGCGACAGCTCAACTGCTTGGCCGAACTGGCTCGGCACAACGGCTACGAAGTGGAGAGGCTGGAGGTCATTGCCATCTACCGTGACTGGCGCAAGGCTGAAGCGGAGCGTGATCCCACGTACCCGCAGCAGCCGATCGCAGTCATCTCCGTTCCGCTGTGGACTTCGCATGAGTGCCAGGTCTACATGCGCGAACGGGTGATGCTGCATCAAGACGCCGAAGCCGGGAAGGTTCCCGCCTGCACGGAGCAGGAGCGTTGGTACACCGGTACGAAGTTCGCCCTCATCAAGGAGGGTGGGGTTCGTGCATCCAAGGTGGCCGACACGCCAGAGGAACTAGGTGAGGTCAAGCCCGGGTACGTCATCCAGGAGCGCAAGGGTCTCTCTCGTCGCTGCGAGGGCTACTGCGAAGTGGCCCAGTTCTGCCCCCAATTCCAGAAGGAAAAGCAAACATGATCATGTCCATCAACCAAGCTGCCGAGTACCTCTCGGTCAGCACCCATACGTTGCGCTATCTCGCACGCAACGGTCGCATCCCTGCCGGGAAGATCGGTCGAAGCTGGCGTTTCAGCAAGGTCGATCTGGATAACTTCCTGCGCTACCAGTACGAGGCCAGCGTCAAGAAGATCGCCAAGGAAGAAGCACGCACATGAGCATCACCACACCAATCGGTTTCCCCGAGATCGGTCGGGCAAACCCGCTCGAGGTTCAGGTCGGCGGTTCGCACTACAAGAACATGCGAATCCAACCGGTCGAGTTCATCCAGGTCAATGGCTTGGGGTTCTGTGAGGGCAACGCCATCAAGTACCTCTGCCGCTGGAAGAACAAGAACGGTGTCGAGGATCTGAAGAAGGCTCGCCACTACATCGATCTGCTGATCGAGATGGAGGGCAAGCGTGGGTAATCCCTTCACTGATCGCGCTGAGTTCGCCAAGGCGGCGGGACAGGGGATCGGCATCGAAGCCGTGAACCTGTACTACCGCCTGGTGGAGGAGGAGTTCGATGAGCTCACCATCGCCCTCGATCGGATGCGTACCGCAAGCGAGACCGCAGACACCGCCGCTGAGGTGGCCGATGCCTGCATCGATCTGATGTACGTGACGATCGGGATGTTGCAGTCGATGGGTCTCGATCCGCAGCCCCTGTGGGACGAGGTTCACGCAAGCAACATGAGCAAGTTCGTGAGGCAGAACGATGGCAGCTACAAGGCGATCCGCAGGGAAGACGGCAAGATCCTCAAGCCCGACACCTACTTCAAGCCCGATCTCCGTTCAATCGTTCTTCGACAAGCTCAGGATGCCGCCTGAGCAACGCCAACAGGAGCTGACGTGGGCACTCGAGTTGTACAACGCACGCCGCAGATTCGTCTCGATGGTGGAGTCAGTGACGCAGTCACGACTCAATGCCAAGAAGCGCAAGGAGGTCTACCTGCGCTGGAGGGACGAGTACGGAGTGATCGCAGCTCGAAGCTGGGCGAACTACGCCGAAGCCGTACTGGCCGGTGAAGTCTCGCTCGAGCCCATCAAAGCCATGATTCAACAACCACCCAACCCGAAAGACTACGAATGAGTTCCTACCGCATCTATCTCGTTACCACCCACAAGGGAGAGCGCCGTCTGGTACGCGCATCCCATCGTTCTCAGGCAATCAATCACGTTGCTCGCACCATGATGGAGGCTTCAGTTGCACGACAGGAAGAACTGGTCGAATTGGTTACGCAAGGGGTCAAGGTCGAGGCCGTCCGTGATCCGGACCAAGACGAGCTTTTTGCCGGGGAGAAGGCGCATGAAGCCGTTGCTGAGTGACGTCGCTGTGGCCCTGGCCGGTGGCATGGCGGGTATCGCCATGATCGCCCTGCTGTGGGCGGTACTGGGCGTCTTCCTGGGCATCGCCTACAACGCATTCGTGTGGGTGACCGGCCTATGAGATACGACCCTGTCTCGGGGTGCATCGATTTCTCCCTGGCGCTGGACACCCTGCGTCGGGGAGAGCGAGTCGCCCGTCACGGATGGAACGGTAAGGGCATGTGGATTCAGATCCAACGACCTGATGACCACAGCAAGATGAGCCGTCCCTACATTTACATGCACGCGGCCAATGGCGATCTGGTGCCCTGGGTGGCAAGCCAGAGCGACCTGTTGGCTGAGGACTGGTACGAGGTAATTCAATGAGCAACCCAACCGACAACGACCTGCTCGAGATGGTCGATGCCCTGGTGGCGTCGAAGACGTTCAATCTCGACGCCCTCGACGGCATCAAGGAGCTGAAGGACAACCTGAAGAAGACGCTGGCCGAGCGCGACCAACTGCGTGAGCACGCGGGCGGACTGAAAAGGCAACTGACGGATGCCTTGGATGCGATCCATGAGAAGGATGGGCGGATCGCCAGCCTGACCAAAGAGGTCGAATCCATGAAGAAGGCTGTCGAGGACGGCAAGAAGGCCGTGTACGACGCCGACAAGCATCAGGCTGTGGCCTACGCATGGCAGTCTGCAATGGCGATGGTGTTCAAGCCCAACGCTGTGCGCGAGTCGGTGCAGCGCAACCACACGGTGGTGGTGCCTTCGAGCAGTGGCGCGTCCTACACCCAGGCTGTGCAGCACCAGGACAACATCGTCCGCGAAGACGCCTGAGATTGCTCGATCGGTCGGCACCTCTGTGCAGGGGGTGAAGGCCCGGGTCACCGGGCGGCACCGACGCCGGATTCTCGTAACCGGCACCTACCCAACACTAGCCTCCGCAGCTACCGCCGTGCTACGCTAATTGCGCGGTTCTGACGGGGGCATTTTCATCAAGGAGAGATGAGATGCCCATCAACCTCAGAGGCAACGTCTGGCAGTACAGCATCACGATCAAGGGCAAGACCTATCGTGGCTCATGCAAGACGAGCAACGAGATGCAGGCCCGAGAATTCCACGACCGTGAGCGAGCCAGACTGTGGCGCGTGTCGCTGCTTGGCGACAAGCCTCGGCGCACCTGGGCCGAAACGGTGAAGCGGTGGATGGGCGAACACACCCACAAGCGTAGCCGTCGTGATGACGAGCGCCATGAGAAGTTCTGGAGCGAGCAGTTCGCGAAGGCGGGCGTGGTCTACCTCGATGAGATCGAGCCCGATGTGGTGTCGGAGATCATCGAGGAAGCGGCACTCAAGGTGACCAAGCGCAAGACGCTGGTGAAGCCTGCCACCTTGAACCGGAAGTTGCAGTTCCTGCGCACGGTGATCAACGCAGCAGCTCGGGTGTACCTGTGGTTGGGAGTGAGCCCGAAGTTCACGCTCTTTCCCGAGTTCGAGCGTCTGCGCTACATCAGCAGGGAAGAGTTCGTGCGGCTCCATGCCGCCCTGCCTGCGCCGTTCAAGGATATGGCGCTCCTGGCAGTGGTGACTGGGCTGCGCCGGGGCAACATCACCGGCCTACGCTGGGATCAGTTGGACTTCCAGCGGCGTACGGCGACCTTCTCGGCTCAGGTGATGAAGAACGGGAAGGCCTTCAGCATCCCGCTCAACGACACCGCGATCGCCATGATCAGGAAGCAGTTGGGGAAGCACGACGAGCTGGTGTTCCCGACGCCTACCGGGTTGCGTTACATCGACATCCCGAGTGACATGTGGCGTGATGCGCTACACGCAGCAGGCATCGAGGACTTCAGGTGGCATGACTTGCGGCACACCTGGGCGTCGTGGTTGCGGCAGGACGGGGAGTCGCTGGATCGCATCCAGGAGCTAGGCGGTTGGGAGGATGAGTCGATGGTGCAGCGGTATGCCCACCTCGACGTGTCGCACCTCTCGACGTCAGCCTCGCGACTGGATCGGCTGATCGGGGCACTGCACGTTTCTGACACACCCCCTTCGCTGGCTGCTGTCGGATGAGGGTAAGTGCTTGAATATTGGCTCCCCGACCAGGGCTCGAACCTGGGACCTGCGGATTAACAGCCACACTTCGGGCTGAGCAGTAGAAGAGAAACCTGAGAAGTACCGAGTAGTTACGACAATCGCCCCTGTCGGAACCGCACCCAACTACACGGTACTTTTCAGCGTTTCACTGCACATTCCTGACACACTCAATCGCCGTACAGGCGACCCCGGAAGTAGGCCTTGCCGTCATCCCTGACTGAGCAGAACTCCGGATGTAGCAACATACCATCAACCCAGGTCAGCACAGCGAACCCGGGTTGCCAGTTCATCCCGGGCTTGCCCAGGCGGTAGTCGAACTCCTCCTGGAACTCGTCGGCCAGCATCCCCGTCTTGATGCCGTAGTGCGTGTCCTTAAAGCCCCTGTGGGCCTTGCAGCCCAGCTCATGGGTGTGACCCGTCACCGTGTGGCATCCGCCCTTCAGGACGTCATTCCAGCCAGAATGCAGGCCACTGTGCCAGTCGTGGATGATGACCATGTCATCGTTCACATCGATCCGGTCTGAGTCCTGCCAGTGCGGCAGGTGATCCTTCAGCAGGAAGCCGCCGATCCCCTCGTACTCGGGTACCTGGGCGGAGAGCCTGGACTCGAAGCGAGCGCAGTGGTTGCCGTAGGTGCGCAGGAAGTGGGTGCCTGGGGCTGCTGCCTTGCGGATCTCCTCGGTGCGATCGATGACGGCGTTGAGCTCGTCCTTGACCGTGGGTGCCTTGCGCCAGCGGATGCGGGGATGGCGACTGATGGAGCCGCCGTCCAGGATGTCGCCGTTGAGGACGACTGCCTTGACCTGTGAACCTAGGTCGGTCAGGACATTGCAGAACGCCTTGTGCGCCACCGGAATGTGGCCGGGTGAGTAGTGGGCATCGGAGCCCACCAGGATCGTGCCGTTGGCGATCTCGATGCGGTTGGTGTCCCTTCGGGAGGACTGGATGGCACGGACGACTTCTGGATCGTGCCTGCCTCCCTTGTCTGTCCTGGCGCTGCCAAGGATGACCCGCTTCTTCTCCTCCAGATCCTTTCGACGCTGAAAGATGCGACGAAGGGAGAGGCCTGTCGCCTCAGCTACCAGTGTTGCCGACTGGTACTTCTGCCAGACGTTGATGAACTCCTCATCGCTGAGAACCTGTGTTGCCATTACGTGCTGCCTTGAGTTGCAATACCTCAATCTCCGACCCAGTGCCTGGATCGAAGCGCGATGCAATGGCCACAGCCTCTTGGGGAGACGCACCCATTGCCATAGCGCCGAGCGCGTAAGGCCCACCGCTACCTATTGCATAGAACTCGTCCTTGATGGGGTACCGACGACCGGCTGGGTCGTACAGGTACAGGCCCTCTCGAGCGAGTTCGATGCCACAGAAGTCGGCTTGATCGTGCAGGACTCCGTCCTTCACTCTCTTTCCGCCGAGCTTGTCCCAGAAGTACAGGATCTCAGACCACCCGCCGGCACAACCGACCAGGCCACCCTTGATCCTTCGGATCTTGGAGACCCTGACCATCGAGTTGTCGTCGCTGCACCGGGTGTCAGAGACGATGACCCGGTGTGGTACTGAAGCAACGATGCACGTCATCCATCAGTTGGCTCGTATGGCCTCCCGGTATTCCTTACCCAGCTTCGACGCTTCCTTGACGGCTTCGCCGTAGACCTTCTTCAGCATTTCCTTGCGCTCATTCATCATCTGAACGCGCTCAGATTCAGGGAACATCTTCGTATTGTCGAGGAAGGCGATCTCGCTGTTCAGCTTGCGTACCAGCTTTTCGGTACCCGAGACGATTGCCCTGGCATCGCCCAGCTCTGGATACTTCGCCCTGATTGCGTCAGCCTCAGCCTCGCTCTCCGTGTTCTTGAAGGCGTTCCAGCGGGTGTCCACGAAGGTGGCCAGACGCCGGAATGCGCCAGCATCGAAGCCCTCAGGCGGATACGCCGAGAAGCGGTCGATCAGAGGGAGCGGAGTGCGAGCGATCTCTTCGCCACGGGCCACCCGAACCATCAGGCCAGCACCCTTGTAGATCTCGGTTGCGAAGCCTGGGATGTACGCCGCCACAAAGTGATCGATCGCTGCCGGGTTGAAGTCGATCATCCCTGGCAGGAACTTGGTTCCGCTGGTCAGGCCGTCGCCAGTAGCGCGATTTGCGCCTTGAGCGATCATCTTCGAAATCGGGTTCACCGACCGGAAGGCCATCTCCGACTCAGGCTTCTCCGCACCACCGAACGTGCTGCCCGACATCTTGATGGGAGCGCCGTACCGGTTCTCGTTCATCAGGTACTCGAGGATGGGCTGGCCAGCCGTAGGCGTCAGGCCCTTGGCGATCTTGCCGATCGTGCTCTGCGACTCTAGGCCAGAACTACCGGCAGGCAGGAAGGCCTCGATAGCCGTCGTGCCGATGCGCTTGGCGGTCTCCGTCAGGGTCTGCTTGCCCAGCATCCAGTCCACGCCGAAGTGACCCACAGCGAAGAAGGCGTTCCAGCCATAGGCAATCGGCATGGCACCCAGCGGCATATCGGGGTAGATGACGATCGACGTGGCTCGCTTGAAGGTGGGCAACTGATCGAGCTTGTCCTCACCGTCCTCGCCTTGTCCGCCCAGCGCACGGGCCAGCAGATTGGTGAGGGCACCCATCCCAGCCAGAGCGAAGGCGTACTTGGCTACCTGCTTAGGGTTATCCCGCATGAGCTGGTACATCTTCGCCGTGCCCTGGATCGCAGGGTTGAAGAAGAGGTACATGGCACGCAGGCCCTGGGCGCTGCCACGGGCGTTGAAGTCCACCGTGATCTCGCCGGAGAACACAGCGGCATCCGTGCGGGTGAAGCCGTTGTCGCGCACCGTCTTGTAGGCTGACAGGCGGGTTGCCATTTCCATCGGCAGCGTGATCTTCTCGGCAAAGTCTCCGAGCTTCTCCAGGAAGTTCTTGTCCTTGCCAGCCAGGGCGCGCTCGATCTCCTTGACCTTCTTCTCCAGCGGCTCGCGCATGGAGAACCCGGTCAGGCCACCGTCTTCTTTCATCTGGTTGAAGGCCTCAAGCCAACGCGGGTCGGGCTGCACAGGCCAGCCAGCCACATGCAGGGACGTACGGATCGCCTTGGGCAGGTCACGCAGCATCGTGCGGGCCATCTCCTTGGTGATCCGGCCATCAGCAGCCGCATTGAAGTACATGGTCTGTACGTCGCGGATGAAGTTGACCGCTGCCCACGCAGGGTTGTAGGTCGTGATGAGCTGACCGATCTTGTTGTTGAACGTCCGCAGGAGCGTCACCACCATGTTGGCCTCAGGCGGGTAGACAGTACCGTGTAGCGCCTGCGCAACAGTGCCATCACCCATCGCCATGAACTCGATCGTGACCGGGATGCCGCGCACCTTGGCGACGAACACGTCCGGACGACGGATGTACTCCTTGTCCAGCACCTCGCGGACGATGCCGTCCTCACCGATCTCACGCTTCCAGGCCTGGGTGTTGACCATGTAGAAGCTGGGATCCGGGTTGCTCTCGGCCATCGCCAGGACGGTCTGGGCCACACGGTTCTTCTCGCCACGGATGATCGAGGCTTCGTAGGCGGCAATGGTGCGAACCAGGATGTCGCTGGCGACGTCGCCTTCACCACGACCCATCGCCCTCTTCTCTTTGCCGCGCAGGTTAAGCTTGCGACCACCAGCCAGCTCGAGCGGATCAATGTCCTCATCGAACTTGGAGTTCTCCTTGCTCTGGCCAGACAGGTTGACGTAGCCGTACGGGTACGCCGCCTTCATCTTCTGGGCCTCTTGGGCGGTGATCATCCCGTCAGCGACCATGCCATTGAGCTTGTCGTTGCTCATCTGATCCATCAGCTTGGCGATCGCGTTCAGCTCGGTGGCGTAGGAGGACTGCGCGTACTTGGCAAGCGTGTCCTTGGCCTCCTTGGTTCCCATGCCCGAGCCGCCGTCAGGCCTCTTGGGATTGATCTTGGCGATCTGCTCGTTGCGCACTGGGGCAAACCGAGCCAGCAGGAACTTGTTGACGTCGTCGTACGTCATGCCCTTGGCACCACCCTCTTTCAGCAGGGCGGCGATGGGCTGAACGAACTTCTCCTCAACCTGCTTTTCCAGGCGAGCAGCAGTCTTGCGCTCCATCAGCTTGAGTGCCTTCATGGGGTTCATGAAGTCAGACATCCGACCCATCTTCTCGAGCTGGCGAACCACCTTGAAGATCGGCAGGTACTCGTTCTGGGCACGGATTGCAGCCCAGTACATCGCCTTCTTGAACCAGCCAGTCTCACGGGGATCCTGTATCTGGACGTTGTCGGTCGGGATGCGGTTGTCCACGAACAGGCCAGAGCGCATCCGGCGCATGGTCTTGCCGTGGCGCTTCATCTCAGCCAGCACGTCATCGAACTTGTCGTGCGGCATCGTGGTGGACTGGTAGTCCGTGTTGATGTTGCTCGAGCCTTGCTTGGGCGTGAACACGTACCACTGCATCGTCACCGGGTTGTACCGGGCGTAGGCAGTCGTCTCGCCGTCCTTGGTCGAGTACATCTCGTACGGCATCCGCACTTCGGACAGAAGCACGTCGGCAGGTGCGCCGTTGAGCACAGGCACGCCGCCGTTGCGAGCCGCATCACGGGCGGCACGCAGGACGTACATAACCTCGGCATCTGTGAACTTACTCAGCCAGTTTGCAACACCTTCGAAGCCTGCATCACGCAGGGCTTTGATCAGCTTGCCGACCACACCCTTGATGACGCCAGCGAACTTGCCATCGCCAGCCATGTCGGAGAGGGCTTCCTCAACCGCCACAGCGTTGGAGATGTTGCGGCCTTCCTTCTGCTTGTTAGCTGCTTCCCGGATAGCCTTGTTGCCGTTGTAGAGCGAGGTGAAGTAGTCGGTGTAGGTGTCGCCCAGGAAAGCACGCAGACCGAAGTGGCCGTACAGCTCGTGGAACAGGGTGAACTGGGTGTCGTGCTCAGATGTAGCAGCCTCGGAGAACATGTAGATGTTCCCCGTCTGCGCGTCGTACAGACCCTTGGGCATGTAGCCGTTGGTCAGACGCTTCATCAAACGCTCACGCACGCCGTCAGGCAGATGCGACGGGTTGCCGACCACCTTGACGTTGGCAGCAGACTTGAAGGTGCCCATGATCTCGGACACCTGGGACTGCACCAGCACCGTCGATGCGACAGACCCAGTCTCGCCGTTGCCGATACGGAACAGTGCGTCACCCAGGCGGGACGCCATGTCGTCAAACGATTCGTCTGCCCGCTCCTCAATCGCCACGAACTCGCCTTCGTCCGTCCGACCCTGCTGCTGCTCAGGACGAGACATGCGCTCGTTCATCTCGGCAACCCAGTTGGCGAACGAGTCGGCGTTGTCTGTCGTGTCAGCCAGCTTCCTGGCGCGGTTGTGGATCGTCTTGTGGATCCGGTTCAGCTCACGGTAGGTGATGTCCCGTATCGCATTTTTGCGATCTTGCGGCGACAGACTCTGATCCTGGTTGACCCGCTCAATCAGTGCGTCGATGCGAGCAGCCCAGGCTACAGCCTCTTTGGCCATGAACTGGTCGGCCAGGGAGAGCTGCTGCTTGTAGGCATCGGTCAGCATGGGGCCGATGAAGCGCAGACCCATCAGGTTGCCGTAGTCAACCGAGCGACCGATCACCTCGGCCTTCTTCATAGTGGCCCGCTGTTGTGCCTTGCGCCACGCGGTGAACGCCTTGAGATCCTGGGGAGCCAGAGCGCCAAGGATCTGACGGGCCATGTCGGGCCGGTAGGTCAGAGCGTTGGAGACGTCGGCATACCAGTCCTGCACAAAGTCCACGATGCCAGAGCGAACCGACAGCGGGAGCTGCCCTTGCGGGATGCTCTCCGGGTTGCGCATCTGGGTCAGGCTGAACTTGGTGAACAGAGAGTTCGGGAAGACCTTGAGCAAATCCTTGCTGTCGGTATCTACCGGTGCGCGGGAGTTCTTGGCCTTCCAGTCGTTGTACAGCTCGCGCTCAACGCTGGTGAGCTGACTCAGGATGGTGGTTTTCTCTGCGGAGGTTGACTCACGCAAGGCTCGATCCAGGGAGGTGAACCACTCCTGACGCGCCACCGGATGGTTGGGTGAGCTGGATACGAAGGCAACAAAGGGCTGCGTGAACGGACGGCCATTCATCCGATCGAACACGGATGGAACCTCGATCCCCTCCTCCTGCATCGCCTGGATCAGTTGTCCGATCGAGAAGTTGGCGTCACGACGCGCCAGTTGCAGCACACGGGTGATTCCATCAACCGTGATCCGCCCACTAGTAACGCCCTGCGTTATGGCCTGAACGGCATTACGCGCCGCGTTATAGCTGGTGATCGGCTCGCCAGCATCGGCAGGCTGCTGCTCGACGTTGGTCTCGTCAGTGACGTCCGTCAATTGCTCGTCAGCCTTGACCTCAGACATCAAGCCGTCAGCCAGAGCTTTGATCTGTGCCATCGGTGTGTCGAAGATGTCCGCGATCGTCTCAGCGGACAGCCCAGCCTTCTCGGCTTCAGACTTGATGTTGAGCAGCTCGCCCATCATCACGTCGGGGTTGCTGGCAACCTCGTTGGCGCGACGCTTCAGGAGCTTGCGCTGCTGCTCAATGATGCTGTCAGATACGCGCTTGTCGGCCTTCGGCTCGCCTTCTTCCTTGCCGATTGCATCGTCCGCACGCTCACCGAGGGTGTCGGCAAAGCGATTGGGATCTTCGATGTCATCGACGTTCGAGACTTGATTGGCCGCCTTCTCCTGATCCTTCTTGGCCTTCTTGGCCTCTTGCTCGAGCTTGGCCCGATCTTCCGCCGTGCTGTCAGCAGCCGTCATCAGGCGACGTACACGGGAGCGGATCACGTTCTCCGCAGTCGGCTCAGTCCGAGGGGTGCGATTCTTAGCCTTCTCTTCTGCAACCTGCTTCTCCAGATCGTTGAAGCTCTGGCCTTGAGCGCCAAGTGCAAACTTGTCGAAGGAGTCTTTTGCCTCCTGGAGGAACTTAGCCTTAAGGCTTTCTCGCTGGGCAAACTTGGCGTTTCTCAGCAAGTCCTTGACGATCCGCACCTCGTCCTCAACGGTACGCAGATCTTCGTCGCTGAGCGTGATGTTCTTATTTTCGAAGCGGTCGGGAGGACCCTTCTTTATGGTAGGTGCGGTAGCCGCAGGCTGAGTCGCGCCCTCAGTCCGGACACTGTCGGATTCGCTTGTAGTGCCGCTCGGTGCCTGGGCTTCCGCAGTGTCTGATTTCACCACAGAACGACCAATCACCCGTGCGCCAGCCTCCCTCGCCACCTGCGAGAAGTCGAAGCCCTGAGCTTGGAGGTTGCTGGCCTTGAACAGCTTGGCCGCATCACTGATCCTCTTCTCAGCCAGGAGCTGACGCACCTGGTCGATCGGCAGATCAGCCATCTCATCCGTGGCAGTCCCAACCTGGGACTGAGAAGGCTTGCCCTGTTGGGTCTCGGTCACAAAGGATGCGACCCTGTCCCTCACCTTCTCGTACTCGGTGATGAACTGCTTGATCTGCATCCGACCGGAGTCGGCGTTGGCCTTGAAGCTGGCGATCAGGTTGTCGATGACCGACAGGATGCGAGCCAGCAGAGGTTGGTTGCGCACTCCAAGCTGCTCCCAGAACTTCTTGTCCGTGAACAGGGTTCCGAGCACATCGGCTGCAACCTCTTCGTCCGTCTTCTCTGTCTGGTTCTTGGACTCGTAGAACTTCTTGTAGTCCTCGTACCGGTTGGCCTGGAGGTAAGACTTGATCTCAAGGCTCAGCGACTGGGCCTGCTGCGGGAAACGACGGGCCAGATCGTGGAACACCTCATGGCCAAGGACGAACAGTGACGCCTTGGGTGACTGGGTGACGTTGATGCCGATGATCGACTTGCCAGTCGGGGACGTGATGTTGGTGCCAGCAAGCTTCTTCAGGCGAGCATCGCTGCCGTTGTAGCTGTAGGCAAACAACTCGACGCCAAACAGCTTGGCGATCTTGTTCAGGTGGGAAGGGTTCTTGACACGCTTGATCGAGCCCGCCTCAGCACCCCGCTGCTCCAGGCTTGTCTGAAGTTGCGAGAACGAGTCCTGCGCCACGGACGTGGCGGAAGTCGCATCGCTCTCGGCGACCTGTGTTGCAGAGAATGATCGATCAAACAGCTTCCGCGCAGATTGGATCTCTGGATTGATGTCCATGCCCAGAATGGCTTGAGACACCGCAGACTGAGCATTTGATGGATCAGAGGAGAGGAAAGCATCAACTGCCGCGTCCCCGACAGCCTTGCGCAAGGCAGTCTCGGCGGAGCCGCCAGGAGACGATCTGTCGAGACGAACCATCTTTGAGGTAGACGGTTCCTCGATGGCAATAGACTGGCCATCAACCCACGCAAGCAGGTTGCTTGACCTGTCAGAACTGCCGCCAAAGTAGGTGGCGTCTGGCGTGACCCTGACCGACGAGAAGCTGATAGCTCCAGGCTGAACTGGCCCAGCTAGTTGCAGCTCAAACTCTCTGCCACTCATCGAAGCGGTCATGCCGCGACTTTCGAAGCGCACTGACGGCACGAACAGGGAGCTACCGTCTCCGCGAGAGACTTCGATGTTGCTGATCGAGGGGGCTGTGCCGACTGTCAGTGGCTCGTTTTGAGTGCCATCTGTCGTCTGGGCTACGATCGGTTCGGTAGCGGGAGTCTCAGTTGAAGAAGCAGGTTCGACGCCGGTTTTACTGGCTTGACTGGGTACGAGCCCACCAGGCTGCTCTCGCTCAAACTCTCGAACAGCGCGAGACCGTTGGATCTCCTCTTCAAGAGAGGCGAGGTTCTCGTCAGAG